TTCATTACCACTTTTATGAATGTCATTTTCATCTTGTCCACTATGCGCATGGCCTACATTGAAATCCGAGCTGAAGCTGCTGCTAAGCCTGGAGGTCTTGTAGATCAAGTACCTGGTGGTTGGGACACCAATCCCAAGACCAACAAAGGGTTGCTCGGTTTCAGCAACAATGTTCATCCAGAGGTTTATGGCGATGATTGTATCGTTGCTATTTCCCCTGATGTCCCCTGGTTTAATCCTTTGGCCATCCATGACTGGCATTTGAGTTATGGGACAACGTTGACTCCACCTGACAAGGAGGCCTCGTTTACCAGTGATTTCATGCCTTTGGATGATCTTGATTTCCTCGCTAACTCAACACGATGGGATCAAAATCTAGGTCAATACCTTGCCAAGGTTGAACCCAAATCATTGGGCAAAGGACTGAAGTTCATTCGGAAGTCCTTGAATGACAGCAAAGCCGTTTACGACAATGTTATCAATTCACTTGCCCGGATTTGGGGTACAGGTCGAGAGGCCTATGACGAGTTACGACGGGAATGTCGTGATGGAATGTTGGCTATAGGTATGCCTGAAGCTCTAGTTAATGGTCCTTACAGACTCCCCACCTACGGGGACGCTTGTTTGCGATATCGAAACTATAAACCACAAACGATCACAGAGGAGGTTGTTGGGGTTAACTTCATTGGAACCTTGCCGTCGTTGTTTGTCGAGGAAGAGGCTGATAACGAGTTCTTTGCTCAGATGGGTCAGACAGCTTCGATGTCTAGGGTCTACAACTTGCAAAACGTCACCGCAAACACTTTGGAATTAGGTGGAGGAGACGAGTTTGAGCAAGGTCAGAGCGCTGATGTCAAAGCAGATATGGACAAACCAAATGTTGGGCTTAATTACCCTCCGATCATCAGGGGCACTTACCCTTGGCAATCTAATGGTAGTAACCTCACATTTGCTCAGCACATGGCTATCAAACCAGCTGGAGAGAAGTCGGCTTCACAAACCGCTTTTTCTACAACAACTGATGAGATGACCATACCGCACACATGTCGATTGAACTATGCAAACACAATCAGAATTTCGGCTTCCGACCTACCGGGAGAAGTTAAATTCCAGCAAGAGATGACACCGGCTCCGACTCTGTTGACAGCAGCAGTTGGGGACACACTCAGAGTTCCTTTGATCGAGATCGTCTCTAGCATGCACAGGTTTTGGTGTGGTGGTTTGCGACTCCGCTTCCAGTTTGTCATTGCTGGAACAGCCACAGTTCGAGTTGCTTTGGTTACCAACTACGGTGGAGAGGGGTTACTCCCTTCGATCGTTAGTAAACTGAGCCAATATGGACATGTGTTTGATGTGACTGCTGAGAACAACACCTTTGATGTTGAGATACCCTTTAGGTGTGTCACCGAGAGGTTGTATGTACCCAATGGGGCTGTAGCCCCTGGAGATCTTGCCAAAGTCTCTATGGGTACTATGGGTCTGGTAATTATCAACAAATATCAGGCACCAGCATCTGCACCACAAGGTGTTGAGGTCAACATCTACTTTGGAGCTGGAGAGGGTTTCAGATTGGACACTTATGGAGAG